GTACTTATATTTTGGTCTCGTTGGTAAAGCAACACCTCGCCATTTGGTCATGGGTTCAAGTAGGTTAACAAGGACTTCATCAACATCGACCGCAAGTTTTGTGTTCATTTATGTGTGCTGACATTATTCATAGTCTCGAATTGCCACACCTACAGGAAAACGAGGAACGCCAAGGGCTGTCAAGTTCTGGAAACGGACTGTGAGTTGCTTACCCATGTATTGTTCCCTCTCACGGTAGTATCTTTCTCGCTCCTTGATGGTACCTTCGGGTTTCGCTGTGAACTCCTGTCCAGATGCCGTTTTACAGACCCAAACGACAGCATTGGCATCTCGCCCATGCCCCGTCTTCGCACCAACAATTTCATATTCTTCTGTTTGAAACTCCTTAAACTTGAGAAGGTAGTTGCTTCTTTTCCCAATCTCGTAGGTACTCGTGGCCTCTCTAATCATGATACCTTCGTGTCCCTGGTCAACAAATTGTTGGTGATACCTGGGCATCTGGGACTTTTTTGGAACAAGGAGCGTATCCACAACCACTGGAGTCTTGTCCTTTAGGATCTTCTGCCTTTCGGCAAAGGGGAGGTCTGGGCGATTGATGTCAAAGTAGTCAAATCCGTGGAACTCCAGACTTTTGGGATCCATTTTGAAGGCACTCGTGAGATCCTCAAAAGTCATACCAGGTGCGTAGCACTCCCCATCTAACCATTCTCCTTCTTTCAACTTCCCCGCCAAATGTTCAACCCCTTTGACAGGCTTACCAGTTCTTGAAAAACACCCAGACTTGGAAACAAGGAGGCGCACACCATCCAATTTGGGTTGAACATAAAACGGTTCAGAGATGTACTTCTCACGATCTTCCCATTTGTTGGCTAACATCGGCAACACCTGTTCAACTTTGGTCTTCTCATTGTTCCACATGGTTTGGGCGCGACCCAAAGCCTTCTCGTAACCAGTCTTCACATTGGTTCTCGATTCAATGACTTTGTCGCTCCCAACCATTCCAGTTCTCTTCACAATGTCCGCCGTGCCATTGCCGAGGTCCTCCACACTAATGTCAACAAAACGCTCACGCCCATTCTTGTCTTTACGGATAATTCGTTCCATTGTAGTTTTATTTAATTTCTCAACTTTAAATAGATGTCTTCACTGCCAGTTGTAAATTATGGTAGAATGGAACGACTTAGGCCTCCAGAACGCACGAGTGTACCTATGAATGCAAATACATTTGCGATCGCTTTTATTATATTATGTGTACTTGGTCTTTACAAACGCTATGTTACTATTAGTCAATCGCGTGAGCGATCTTATACTTTAGACACTTTGATGCCGACAAAAAGAGGTCTTTCTTCATCAGTCTCTTAAACTTCTTCTCGGGGATCTCGGTCTTGTTCATATACATCTTCTTAAGGGCCCCCATAAACTTGTCACAACTCTTCATCTCATTCTTGAGATCTTGGTACTTTCCCCAAAAGTCGGTACTCAATTGGTGAATCAAAAGGTACGCATTTTCGCCCATGCGTCGTTCTGATCCACCCAAGAACATAAAAGTAGCTGCAGAGCAGCATGCACCTTGAGCAATGGTCACAACCTTGACCCTTGACTTTTCGAGGACATTCTTGAGAGTAAAGCCTGAAAACATATCCCCGCCTTCACTCATGATGTGAATACGAATCTCTGGTTCATAGCCAATAAGATCCGCCTTTTGTTTGAGAAGGTGAGTTTCCAACTTTCGGAAGCTTTCAACAAACTCAAGGGTATTTTCGGGAGTGATTTCACCATAGAAGTGGATTTCGTTACCAATGGTCTTTGTGACCTCTGGCTCTTCTTCCTCAAGGACCTTGGCACCCTTACCTTCCAACCCAGCTGTCAAAATGTTTTCAAAGATCTTCTCCACTTCTTTCTGCGATGGCATTTTTCAATGCTTTCTTTACTCTCGTAACGTCTCTTTGTTTTAACTTACTTCCAACCGCGAGATGATTCATGACATCAAAGTCTTGTGGAGTTAAACCATATTCTAACATTGGTTCTATATCACCATTTTCAGCATATTTTTTCAGTAAACAGAGATCTTCTATTCCTAATTGTGTACCACAACGCCTCTGTATATCCCTAAACTTTTGAACTCGCATTCTATAATTACCATACTTTGTCCAACAACTCCCTGGTCTAATCTTATCTCTTACGAGCGGAGTACCAAGTGACAACTTTGGTATTACAAGGGCATTCAATACAAAATATGGCATGAGGTGCCAATCACCCGTTGAATACATTTGGTCATCATAGATATCTGCCTCTGAAAACGCTTGTGACGCCCTCATGTAGTTAATACCATTTGAATCTAGGTAATTTTCTTGAAATATATCCCATACATGTCCATGTTCATGAATTCTATCCGGAATCTTTGTAAAGTTTGGATCTGTGAGGACATCCGCTATAAACTCCTTGGGTGTTTTGAATACATCTTTTTCATCGTAATCATCAAGGTATGAAAAGAAGTCTCGAATATTACCATTACATCTCACCGCCGCATCTTCAGCTCTCTTTGAACGATCTTCTGTGAGGGTGAGAATCTTATCTGGTTTGTGTTTCGGGACGAATATAGTCTCAAAGTTTGGAAACATACACATAGCCACAGATGTGACTACAAGGGATCCGCGTGTGAGTCTTTCACCATCAGACACACGTTCTACGAGACTTTTAAACTCTGGTCCATAGTCCTCAATGAACGCATGCTTTGCAGCACCCTTTATGAAAGCCAGGAAGGGGGATTTACTCTTGAGATGTTCTTGTTGAATTTCAACACTATTTGATTCATCAAAAACTGCTTGTAGTATGTAACTCTTTCCGACACCCGATGAGCCACATAAAAAGACATTCTTTCGCTCACGAATGTACTTCTTTAGTAGATCAATCTGTTTTGTATGAATCGTGTCAACAGGGGGCTCTTTTTTTTGCTCGACTATTTTAATGAAGGAATCCATTGATGATCTTACTAATCAAGCCATAGATTTGGTGCTTGAAAATGACGCACTACAAGAACGTATCGTAAAACCTTTAAGAAAGAAAATTTTACCATATGCTGTGTGTGCGGGTTTGACTAATATGATCATGCTTATTCTGTTGGTGTACCTTGCTCGACGTCTGTCGGTTCTTCAGAGACCACCGATTTGAGTTCCTCTTCTTCCTCACTCATCTCATTAAGAATATTTGTTTTTGCATCGTATTCTTCTTTTCCCTTTATGAGATCTCCTATTCTTGAAAATGGTCCACCTTTTGTTGTTTCAGATATGACACTCGAACCACCCGATCTAAGGTTTGTAAAACCAGGCAACTTCAACTTGGGGATTGCCCGAACATCAAGGATTTCTGGCTTTGTGAATACATTGTCAAGTGGATACTCCTTTTCAAACTCGGTGAGGACACTCGCTGGAACACTTGGTGACTGTTCAATGAGACGATCGTATTCATTCTTACACCTGGTAACATACTCTAAACCATCCGTGCTACGCTCTTCGCGTGCGAGACCTAATTCTAACCTAATATTTCTTGACAAGAGACCAAATGAAAGCGCCGCCGCCTTGTGATTTTCCATTAACTCGTTGATCTTCAAGAATTGCATTATAGTGGCGATAAGACCTGCGATAAGGTTAAGACCACCAATCACAGATGGTACCATACCACGAAGATTTTCTGGAAACTGTTCCTGAGCAAAGTTAGCTGTACCCGTGATTGTTGAAAGTACAATAACAGGTAAAGTAAAACGCATACTCAATCCTTTGTACATAATAAATGCTCTGTGATGCATGAAGCGGTAGCACCCAGACGCCTCACCCCATTGACGCAGTATAGATTCGTGTTGTTCGTTCCAACTATCTCGACGATGCTCAAGTTCTTTCTGCTTGATCATTTGATCGTCAAAATTTTCTTGGGTCATTTTATAATAGATGAATATAATATTCTGGATTCATCTTGTTTTTCTCATAGGTATTCTCGTGGTTCCTTTTACAAATGACCGTCGCAACCTCGAGTTCTATTCTATACTTATTCCATTTTTGTTCTATCATTGGTCAGTCAATGATGATACCTGTGCCTTGACGCAGGCTGAGATGTATGTGACTGGTCAGCAGAAGGAAGAGACTTTTATGCACAGAGTGGTTTCCCCAATCTACAAGATGGAAGATAATGACGTAAATAACCTCACAAAAACGTTATTTTTCTTTTTGTGGGCCCTTGTTCAATATCGCCTTGGACGCTTTGATATGTTCATTGATGACCTAAGAGACTTGATGTCAGGCAAAGTTCCAAAGTAAACATGACCAACTGGCGCGAAGATGAACTTGCCCGTCTTCGGAAAGAATACAACTTTTACAAGGGGACGGAAATCAAAGATAAAATCACTGGTGGTCTAAGATCAAAAACTTTGAAAATGATCATAGACTATCACGAACGTATGCTCGGTATAAAGTTTTGGGACGATGATATCACAAAACAAAATGGATGTCAAAGAACAAATTGCGGCTTTGGAGCAGGCGAAGGAGTTTCATCATGAAAAGTACATCAGTAATCTTCAAATAATTGATGACAAAATTGAGAGGATTGAAAAACAGTTGGAGCGAACAAGATCACCAGTGAAGAGGGATCTTCTCAAACGTTCGTTAGATTGGTACGAAGAAGAAACACTAAAGATGGATGAAGCTATTGAGATCGTTACAGCTAAAATTGATTCCGAAATTGAAAGACTCAAGTCGGTCGAAGAAAAGAAGAAAACCTTTGAGTACAACATTGAAAAAATTAGAGAATATGCGCGAGTCCGAAATGATAATGCATTAGATTTCGTTGCGAACGCTTTAGAAATTCTTAGAGCCGAGAAGGCTCAAACCTAAACTTATCAAAGATATGGACAGATACTCTAAAATTGTAATAGACAATCATACAAAGTGCATCTGCTATGTCATGTTTCCTCTCATATGGTATTTCCTCGTGAATATATTTGCTCGCGATAGATACTGTTCTCTCTTTACGCTCTTCATAGGAGAGATGCCTCATACCAAAATGTGTATGCATGCTCACAGGTGAAACCAAAATAACTTTATCTTTGAACATGTAATGTAAAAGTACCTCGATATTTGTTAACCCACCAGGTGGTTGTCTCTCTATAAGGATTTTATCAGCCGAATCAAATATGTACCTATGTGCGTCTACAAATAAAGGAACGAGGTCAACAATGTCATTTGAATAGATGTATTTATAGTCTTCCAGGCTCACCTTCTTAAAGAACTCTATATCAAGATCTGGAGCCTTTCCACACTCAGCAAGAACGAGACCCATATTATGGTAACCAATATCTATGGCGAGTACCTTCATGTCTTTATATTGCACCACCTCTTAAAGTCCTCTTCTCCAAACCCCACATATCCAGGTGCACCAAGTCCGCTCCAATGCCATATTTTGTGCATACCAACTGGTGATACAGGTGGTTCTTCGTCGGGTATACGATGTTCAGCCGAGAAATCGTAGGCGTCCCTTACAGATGGAAACTTCATGTCTGACATGACAAGAAATGTGTCTTCGATATTGCGAGGTTTATCGGCATTTTTTAGACAGTGGTCGTAACACGCACTCACTTTTCTAAGGGAAAATCCACCGTTACCAACTCTGCGTTGTTTTTCAATAGGAACACTATGCAAAGGTAAAAGTAATTGTTCATAGCCAGCTAATGATCCATAAAATGGGGCACCCACGTAGTCGTAGTCAAAATACTTCTCATCAATTTTTCTAAAAATGTAAGCATCCCATGAAGTCACCAATACATGAGATGATGTAAGTCTCTGATGAAACTCTACAGATGTCATAAAATGTGAAAATTCAGCAACTGATCTTAAAGGATTCCATGTGATAACAACATTCGTCCAATCTTTTGTATATTCTTTCATAGCATCTATATTTCTTGGTGAGCATATGATATGAAGGCCAGCATCAGTACCACCATACACATGAGCCAGATTCCATAGATTATATTTACACATTTCAGTTCTGTGCCCCTCAACAAACAGAATTGTGAGTTTATCTGGATGCTGTTTCCACACCTTTTGGTGGGATTCTGGTTCCTTTAAAGATCGTAGATGTTCTTCAAACCACATTTAAAATAACTAACTACAACCTTTTAACTACTTTAAAGCTTATCCCATTTAATATTAATAGATGAGAAGTTTTAAAGATTTTAGGGGTGAAATATTATTTAATGTAGATACACCCCCATTTGAAATAAAACAATGTTTTTCAACTTTAAATGAAAGACATGTTTTGCGAGGACTTCATTGTAGCCCGTACCCAAAATTCATAACAGTAAATAGTGGTAAAATATTTGATGTTGTAGTTAAACCAGATGGAACTTACGACGCCTATAATTTAAAAAAGGGTGATTCACTTTTTATTGAAGCCAATTGTGCGCATGGATATTTTTGTTTTGAACAAAGTGAAATTATTTACTTTTTGGGTGGTACATTTGATCCAGTATTCGATAAAAATTATTTATGGAACGACCCAATTTTAAATATACAATGGCCAAAAGAAACCGAAAGCGCAATTATTTCACTAAAAGATGCAAGTGGTTCATTATTTAAGAATATTGACACTGTTATTCTCGGGCATAATGGTTATATAGGAAAAGAGATACTAAAATATACACCAAATAGCATTGGTTTAGATGTACGACTAGAAAATTTAAATGAATTGAAACGATGCTTCGGTACGCTAAAACCAAAAAATGTTATATGCGCTGCTGGTATTTCTGGAAAACCAACAATAGATTGGTGTGAAAGTCATAAACATGAAACAATATTTACAAATGTAACATGTCAATTAAACCTCATACACCTGTGCAAAGAAATGGGTATTCATTTGACCATAATTGGTTCTGGTGCAGTGTACAATGGTGATAAATTATTTACAGAAACAGATGAACCAAACTTTAAGGGGTCGTTTTATTCTAAATGCAGGGTTATTTTGGAAGAAATCATAAGAAGCACATATATGGAAGATGTATTGTATTTAAGGATTTTATACCCCATAACAGCTGATAAAAATAGTAAATGTTTCATTGAAAAATTAAAAAGTAGAGCATCAAATATTCATAATACGCGCATAACTGTTAGTATTTTACCGTTGCTCTTACCAGAACTCCAAAGTATTTTGGATCAGAAAATCACAGGTATATTAAATTTCGTAAATGATGGGGTGACATCACCTTCTGAGTTGTTAAGTATGTTAAATATAGAACACAAGGTAAGTCACGAGAAAACAAACAGGGGTACTTGTTGTCTTGATACATCAAAATTGAAAGAATATATAAATGTCGAGGGTGTTAGATTAAAATATCCACAAAACATAAATGAAGATTAAGAACAAGGCCAAAAATCAAATCCTGATGTCAGCCGTTGTTGTGCTTGCTCTCGTTTTGGGTTACATGTGGTTCAACCCCAAAGTGGTTGAAGTTCCAGTAGAAGTGCCAGTGATGCCAGTACCACCACGCATTGAGATGGAGCAGCGCCGCCCACAGCGTGAACCAGAATTCAGAAATGCACCAATTAAGCAGTACAAACCTGGCTTCATGCAACAAATGGGTATTATTACAGGTAATGGAGAGACCCTCCCACTCTATGGCAAGGAGGTGCGGGGACGTCGCGATCGCTACCACTACTACACAACAACTGGGGGTGAAAACCTCTACGCTGTACCAGTGAGTCACAATGCAAGAGATTGTATGGAGGACATTGGATGTGAAGAACTGTATGGGAATGAAACAGTTTCAGTAACTGGTAAAACTGGTTCATACGCGGTGAATTTGTACAGAACAGATGACTTTTTCTAAGCTGAAAGTTTCTTGACACGTTTTATCGTATCATTTACAAGACTACTTGTGGCTGAACTACTACACAGACAGCAGACAAGCATCGCCATAAAAACGGGAGGTGTTTTGATTGGACTTTTTGAAGCTCCATATGCTATCATGAAAGAGCAACAGAGCCACGACAACAAACTTGACAACATAGTCATGGAGAGGGGCTCATCTTCGGTTGCCTTTTTGATACCAAATATTGCGAGAAGAGGATATATCAAAAAGATCATTTAGTATACACTAACAAAAATTATTTCGCAATCTCATGATTATATCAATCTCCCTTCCCTGAAGTCCTGGATTTCTTGAGAGTTTAGCCTTAAGTCTCAAGAGTTCCAAAACTGTGTCATCGTCCAGGGTTTTGAAAAAGTCTCTAAATTCTTCCCAGTCCCTTATTCCCTTCGCCTCTTTTTGAGCTTGAACATATGGCCATGTGTGTCTTCGGAGAGTGGCCAGCTCCTCTTCAAGTTGTCTAATGCGAGGGAGAAGTACCTGTGTTATGAGCGCCCTCGTTTCCATTCATTTAAAAATGTGGCACATCTTTAAGATATGCTCCGCTATGCCGCTCTAAACCATGAATTACCAAAAGTTATTAGGGATGTGTACAGGTCAGGATCCAAAGTTATTTTAGACTATGCCAGAGAGAATTGCGATCCCATAGACGCACAGCACGTTAGTGACATTAATATGAAGATGATGACAACTGTGCCAGGTTCAATGTTTGCCCTAAAAATGACATCATTTGGCTCAAGAAGCTCACCGCATTTGGCAGTGGCTCACATGAAAAAACTCATCCAACATGGAATCAATAATAATTGTCAGATTTGTATTGACGCTGAAGATGTATTGTATCCCAAAGAAACATATGACATGATGTTAGAATTCAATAAGTATCAA